TACCGAATTAGCATCCGATGTTATTATGTTTAATTCGTTATCTGCCATTATAATCTAGTTACTTCTCTGCTTAATTTAATTGTACCTTGTAATAAACGGGTTACCACACTTCCTGATTGTAATTCTATATCATATAATGCGGAATCAAAATTTAATGTAGAAGAACTAACTGCGGATATGAATAATCCTATTGTTCCCGATGTAGGTGGATTTAGACCATTTGAGCCACTAAAATTAAGGCCGCTACCGTCGGCAGAAAGAGAACTACTTAAATAAATGTACGAAGTTTTTGTATTATCTGCATAATCGGGTCTTATCTGCATTCTACCACCATATCCACTCAGGTCAATAGCACTACCACTAGAATCCTTATATGCTAATTCTAATTTAACAGTTGTACCTTGTTCTATTGTAAAATTATATTTTCCAGCTGCCATAATTAATTTTTATGTATAAATATGTTTATTATAAAGTTATAAATTTACCAGATATTGTTACATTATCTGAAGTTGTTACGCTTGTTCCTGTAAAATTTATTGTTAGTCCGTTATCCGAATATAATACATCAAAATCCGTACCTTGATTCAATCTTGTGGAATCTTTATAAACTTTAACATCATAATCAATCCCATCTATTGTTAGATTGCCGGATATAACTGATGCTAGTATTCCAGGTGCTTTTATTAATTTAATATCAGAAAATGTTATTGTGTCATTTGTAACTGGCGATTGTATAATACTATTATTTAAAGATAAAAAATCAATCATATCTTTATTTGAATTATAATCAGTTGGGTTTAATAATAGATTTTCTAATCTACCATTTCCAGTCAAATCAGTTTCAGTGGAAAATATAATTGCTTTAGAGCTGAATCCTTTTTTGGTTGTATTTTCACCGTCAAATTGTTCAGGCAAAAGATATGCTTTTACGTTAAGACTAAATTCGACTCTATTAATTCTTTCACTACCATCATTTACCTCATTTATTATATTATAATCGGTGATAGTTGTATTGAATTTAAATTTAGTTTTATCTCCCCAATATTCATCGGATGCCCAAGTCAATGATTCAACTATTTGATTTAGGTGTTCTGTAAAATTTGCCCACCCCATACATTCATAAGTTACTTCCACATAATCAGGCATTGTTATGTTATAAATTTTATACTTTGGTTCTTGATTTCCCAATAAATTAAAACGGCTATAACGATTATCTTTTGACCATTTAGTTACAGTTTGATATGATACATGTCGATTTAACATAGGTATCGCATCATTTTTAGTAACACCGGAACGTCTAATCATCATTATAGGTAATTGTATTCTACCTTTACCATCTCTATAAACTCCATCCATTCTGGCTCCTACCCATCTTTCCGAATTACCATATACAACGGGTATTTTTACAGCTGTGCCATTTTCATCAAGTGTTGGTAATACAACATCTTGCAAATATGTCATTATAGCATAATCTACATCGTAAAGCGTTATACCCTGCTTTACATCATTTGAATCGGATTTTATTTGATTTATCCTATTCGTATTTCTTAATGGATTTTCTGCCATATTAGTTTATTCTTTCTTCTATGTTTAATGTTGCTTTACTTACCATAAATGTAGAGCAAACAACGCTGAAATTGTTTTTACTGAATCCACCCGAATACTGCACTTCATTTGTGTTTCCAATTTCATAATAAGAGTTATCAAAGTAGATTACATCGCCTATTTCAGGATATGTATTATGCTCTTCTAACATAAATCGGTCAAATCTAAACTCAACAGTTTGTGTTCTTTGTGGTCCAAATCCTTCGTATTCGGTTTCTCTTGGGTCTTTATTTATCAAAACATTCAGTTCGACTCCACTATACCAGCTTTTTCCTAATGATTCGCCATATAGGTTTACTTTAGTATCTACAATGTTTAGCTTATATAGTACGCAAGTATTTTGAACAACATCATCAACTACTTCACGTGCTATACCTTTAAAAAATGCAACATCCCTATCTGATATAAATTTTGGCATATTATCCTACATATATGGTTAGTGGAACTTTTTTCAACATTTCCTGATGATATTCTGCTTCGTTTTTTCTGATTTCAAATTGTTGCTTTCGGCTCAATTCTTCAAGGTTTTCACGAAGTTGAGTTATGAGTGCATCTTTTTCAACCTGTGCTTCACTACGGAGCGCCGCACCATCCAATGATACCGTTGCATCTGGAATTGGTATTTCATTATATTTTTCACGAATTGCACCCAATAACTCTTTTACCAATGCTAATGTATATTTTCTTATCCATTGTTTGCCAACATCGTTTATATTTGAATACTGAATAAAATCATACTTTATATCCGAATAATCCGATACCACATTTGATTTTATCATAGCCGAATTATTTTCAAAATCACTTCTGTCGAAGTAGTCAAAATATATACGCTTTATAGGAGTTAAGGCAGATGGTACAGGAAATATCGTAAGGTTATTGTTTACTATATTAAATGTAAATGCTGATTTACGAATATGGTCGTTAAACTCAATGTGTTGCATTCTCAATACATCTTCATATAGAGGCATTAATAAGAATTGTGCAGCAGGTGAGTAATTACCAAATCCTAACTCACTAATTAAATTTAATGTACCTTGTGCACCAACTGAATATGGGTCAAAGAAACGAGTAATAGCAGGTACTGCTTCGTAATAAACTTTTACAACATCTCTTTGAACATCGCTATCTAATAATTCTTTTGTAGTAGCATCATATGCTTTTGTTGTTAAATCATATGTTTGTACAGATGATGTTAAATCCACGTATGCTTTTTTATAATCAGTCGGACCACCTACTCCTGCTAATGTACCATATGCTTGAGACATACGAAATATTACAGGTAGATTACCACCATCAACTAATTTTTGACTATAATTTGTTCCAGCTTTTTTACCTTTAAGAGTATCAAGATTATTTCTGATATTAAATTGATTTACTTGGGATGAATATTCTGATGTTGCTTCTTCAAAGCAAGCATAAAATTGTTCATCTATTAATTCAACATCAATAATTGGATAACCCAATCTTTTTGCACACCATACGGCTGTTCTTGGTCCATCATTTTGAAAATCCGAATCCGAATCGTACAATGCGAATGGTGTTTTACCTGATATTGCTGAGCCGCTTCCGGGCCATTTTAGATTAAAAGACATATTAATGGAATTATAGTTATTCAGGTATAAATATAAAAATAAAAAAAGAGGGAGTAAAAACTCCCTCTCTTTTTTAGTTCAACTCTTTATTATTAGATAGTATCTAAACCTTCAATAATAATCTTACCATAGAACTCTGGACGAACCATCTTCTTAGCGTAACGAGTCATAACGCCTCTACGCGGTGTGAAGTTAGTTGGGTCGTAAACAAGAGGAGTCATAATCAATGGAACATATGGAGCGTATACCGCACCTGTCTCAAAGAAATTACTTCCTTTGAAGCCCATTAAGATTACATTCTCAGTCATATATGGATTCTTATAAACATCATAACGGTTTGAGATAGCACCTACTTGAGATACACCAGCTGCGAACTGAAGAGCATCTTTACCAGGATTAGCTGCGAAACCAGTCATTGATTCAAGAATAGTACATACATTTGGAGAAGCAACAATGAAGTTTGCACCACCTCTCATAGTTAATTGGTGAATCTTGTTAGAAACTTTCTGAAGCTTAACACCTAATGTTTGGAACCAAGTTGATTTATTGTATGCACTTGCTGCTGCTGCGGCTGCATCAATGGTGAAAGCATTTGAGCCATTCCACTCATATCCTGTTCTAGCTGACCAGTATCCTGTAGTCAACGCGTTCAACTGCAACATTTCAAGAATTTCCAAATCAATTTCCAAAGAAATGTATTCACTCAACATTTGAGTCAATTCAGCTTCAGCGTCTATTGAGTGGTAAGCGTTCAAATCTTGTGCCAATTCAGGAGTCCAAATTGCTTTTAACTTACGAGTCTTAGCAACGATTGGTTCTGATTTCAATTCCAATTCAACTTCTGGAATACCAACATCAGGAGTATTTGATTTTTCTTCAAAATCACCACGATCGTAAGCTTCAGGTTGTTTAGAATATGCAATTCCACCTTGTACAGTACTAGCGCTTCCAAATGGATTAGCTGATGAGTATGTGGCTAAAAATTGTACACTTGTACCTGAAATTTTAGTGTATTGTGGGTGGAAAGTAAATCCAGATCCTGATTGTGCACAACTGAATGCTCTAACTGCGTTGTAATCTGGACGAGTTAAGCTAGCCAACGCAACTGAAAGTACTCTTGCTTTATCAGCTGCGATAGAAG